TTTATTAAATGCGTAAGCCTTTCTAAATTAGCTTCCATAACTTTTTTATTGAATAGTTTGTGGTTTCCGTAAGGTTGATGAGGGAAAAAGTATTTCATAAATCGTGGAACGTTACTTCGAATAAAAACTTCTTTAATCTTGGTTATGTCTTCAGCTTCTAGAGTTCGCAGTTTGTTTAAAACATATTTTTCGCTTCCCAACAGTTGAATGTTAAAGCCTAACTCGGACAGTACGTCTGCAATTCTTAAGGCTTTTTTTGTCGGCTGCTGCTCAATGATTTTCTGCATTCCAGCTTTTTCTGCAAAAGGGTTATACTTAGCCATCACAGCAACCATTTCNACGTATGGCGTGCCTGCGAGAGACAANGTCTCTCTTACAAGCTTNNTGCCTAANCCTATGGTGCGATATTTCGGATGAACAACAACACGGCTAATAATGCTTAATTTTTGATTCATTTCTTGAATTGACATTTTNGGCAAGACTTGACGCCTGCCGAAACAGGCAATCGGCGGATAACAATAAACGATGACACCGCATAACTCGTCTCCACGTTTAAGACAGAAAATCTTNCGNGGAGCAGCTATCCTATGGCTGCGATAATGAAAACCCGCAAGCGTTTTCCAATCCTTGTAAGAGCCTTCGACCACTCGCATTTCTTTGACAAGACTGCATTCACGGTTAAGCTCATTAGGACAATAGTTAACGCTAATTTCTTTTCCAAACCGCTTATGAATATGCACCGAAGGGTTCAAATCCCCTAAAAGATCCGTGTGCGTAGTTGCAGCAATAACCGCCTTTCCTTCTTTCCGAGCGATTTTCTGCAAGTTAAAAGACACGATTTTAGCAGTGTCCCGGTCAAGCGTGCTGCAGAACTCGTCCATAATCCACCATTGCTTGCCGCTTTCAACAAGCTTNGCAATACGGTAACGATATTTTTGTCCATCGCTAAGCTGACTATATTTCCGCAGAAACAGAAAAGCATCGTTTAAGCCCACTCTACTAAGCAGCTCCAGGCCCTGCTCAACGGTTTCGCCAACGGTTTCGATTAACGGCTTGTCAGGATCCGGGTGAATATCCGCCATGTCAACAGCTTCATCGCCTAGATCTCGCTTTATGGCTTTGAGCAAGACGCTTTTTCCGCTGCCGCTGTCACCGGTGAGATACACGACGTCCTTGGGTCCTATTTTTAATTCTACGTTATCGTAGATTTGAAACTCTTTTTCCTCGTCAATCCCAAGTCCAAAAGCCTCAGCCACAGCAACAGTCCTAGGCGACATTTCCACAGCCGTTTTATAAGCAATGTCAAAAACAAACTTTCCAGCTTCACGATCATAACGCCTACGAAACCTTTGAATACGGAAAAACTCACGCTTCCTCATCGAGGAACCACCCAAACCTCTGGCGCTTCGACCATTTCAACCGTAGCATAAAGCGCTAAAGCTGTAGCCCAGAAAACATCATCATGTGTTCCACGTGGATGACTAAACGCTATGTTCCCGTCTTTACGGACTTCAAATCGTTCCACATTCAACTCGGTCACGAACTCGCCTTGGTAAGGCTTATTCCACGTGAAATATGGATACCAACATTGGTTATTGATCATGCGTTGCTTAAGCAAACTAGCCATCTCCTGCTTACGTGGCAACGTAAAAGTTACACCCTCCACATTGTCAATCTCCGCGTTTGTCATGTCCTCAACAATATAATCACCGACACCAGTCATGTCAACACGAATCTTGCAGAAGCCACCCCAACGATCCTGCAAGGCTTTAATGTAGCCTATCACACTCGCATAGCTAGTTTCTAAAGGCCAGATCTTCAAATGGCGAAGCAGAAATTTATTGCCGACTTTTTCGATAACAATGAGAGCGGAATAATCTTGATGCTTTCCTAGATCTAGACCTGCGAAAAATTCGCCTTGCTGATAGCTGTCCCAAGGATACAATTCAACTTCATAGCCCAATGTTTTCTGGCTTGCAATACACTTAGTTATCAGACTTTGAGGAAGCCAAACCGTTTCGTCTTCAGCCCATTCCGCTTCCATCTCCCTTTTCCAACGCCAAGGATCCTCAGCAAACTGTTTGCGGATCTTATCCAGAATCTTCTTTCGTAGAGGGCCTTTGGGTTCTTTAGCCTGCTCCCAAGTAACATGGCTGCGGGCAAAATCGCTGAAGTCTTTATGATTAAAAATCTTGTAGAAAATACTATCCGTGTTCCAAGGCGTGCTAGTGCATAAGAATTTGCCGTTAGTAGTGCTTAACGTGAAAAGAACAGCATCATACAAGTCTTCATCATCAGCAACAAAGTTGAACTCGTCAACATAAACCACATGCAAAGTAGGTCCACGAATCGTGTCTGGATTATTCGGAAAAGCCTCTATGACACTGCCATTAGTGAATGAAAGTTTCGTTTTCAAAGGCTTAAAATACATTCCAGGAGGCAAACCCTTCAGAAAATAAGTTATTCTCCGAATGATCAGTTTTGCTTGACGCCAACTAGGACCTAAAACAGCCAAGTAACTGTCTTCGTGAGTGACAGCATACCACAACAACAAAGCACTAATAATCCAGCTCTTACCCGATTGGCGACACCAACGAGCAGCAATAAAATCACCTTCCAAAAACAGGTTGATCAAATCTACTTGGTATTTCGTGGGTTCGAATCCCACAACTTGACGGAAAAACTCAACAGGATCCTCGCTAAGCTCCTGCGCTCTTTTCATTTCTTCAGCTTCAACAATCTTGACGCTCTTTTGAAATCTATACCATTCAGGCATTATTTCAATTGGACGCATAGCCCTACCTTTTTTTTCTCGCGAGCTCCTCATACCTTGCTCTCCACTTAACGAGTTCCTTTTCGATTTCACGATAGTTAATGTAATCCGCAAGAATTTCTTTGTACGTCCTAGCTAACGTTGCTATGACTTGTAGCCTCTGAACCTCAACCTTATCCAATCCCGGCCCAGCAGCCTTCTGCAGAGCAGCCGCCAAAATCTTCAATGCTTCCTCTACGCTGGGCAGCTCCTTCGGTAGCTTGAGAGAAGTAGTAGAAAATTGCCTAGGAGTTTTTTTTACTACTTCTAAGCCAAGCTTCGCGGCTTTCGCTCTTATGGCGCCCTCAGTTTTACCTAATTTGGCTGCAATAATTTTAAGAGTTACGCCTTTGCTGACAAGTTCTTCAAGCTTTACTTCTTGCTCTTTTCTCCAAGGTTTTCCTTTAGGCATGTTGACTCACCAGCACCCCTGAAACAGTTCCAATAAGGCCGGTAATTGCAGCGAAGATCTCACTGCTCCATGAGCCCAAGAAAGCCATGTGAGCAACTTCGAGAGCTGACAAACAAGCAACCATGGCTATGGCAAATTTGACGCCTAAAACGAGCCTTTCGTTAGGTGGAATTTCAATGGTTTGTTGTCCTCTTCCACGCTTAACACTGATCTTGCGGGTTAAAGCCCTTCTAATAGGATCCATGATTCTTTACCTTCTGCTGCTTATGCTGTGTGGAGATTCGCCTACCGCCCCGCAGAAAACTTGTGAAAAGAATTTCAGCTTCATCCTTCGCCACGTGGTTTTTATCAATAACGTTAACGGTTACAGCCCAGCCTGTTGGAATAGCTGTGTAATCAATGTCGTATATTCCATCACTGTACTGAAAGTTGTTTTGAGCCAAAACAATATGCTGGTTACGTTTTCCCATCAATCCGATGAAGATACCCCAGCTCTTAGCAGGCACATCAACAGCTACGCCGCTACCTAAGCTTTTACCAATCGAAGCGTCATTCCATTCGACACAGATCAAGTCTCCAGACTGCAAATCTTTAAGCTGCTTTTTCAAACTCTTACCTTTCACGCTGCAACACCCTCTTCGCGTTTTCCTTGAGTTTACCGGAGATCTCGATGTTTCCATCCGCGTCAAGAGACATTACGAGTTTGCCCTTCGGATTCAAGAACGCTAAGCCCTTGCCCAAACCAAGCTTTTCACCTTCTGTAATTCTGAATTTGTTCTCAAAAATTATGTCTGTAGCTGACCAGTTCGCACAATTTACACTATTAGTAACAAGGCCACCATTGAACGATACTTGATTAGAATAAACGTGAGGACAGCGAGCTTCATCTAAAACACCGCTTGTAATGTTACCCGCAGCATGATTGTGACCGGCAGGCTGATACCGAGCGTTTGGATCCACATACATAGGGTCTGCGCCAGCTCCTTGAGCCTCGAGAACATAACCACTTGTGCCCCTCGGCATTCGTCCTAATGGAAACTGTCCACTTGTGATTATAGCTACATCTGCCGAGACATTCTGCAAAACTCGACTCGAAGTTATAACCTCAAAACCGCCAACATTAAGCGATCCCAGATAACCCACACCATTAACATACAAATTACTCCATTTCTTCGATGAACTACCCAGATCATAAGTTGCAGTTGCATTCGGCAACAAATGAACAGCTACGCCAGCCTCCAAGGCTTTAATTGCACCTGAAAGGTAGAGGTCTTTCCATTTTTTAACGCTTGAACCCAAATCATAAGTGTCAGTCGCATCTGGTAATAGGTTAAAATTAAATAACATGCTCGAAACGTGAATCTCAACTGCGTATATGTGAGCAAAACGTTTGTCAGCCGCACCTAAATTGCTTGCGTTATCGCTTGCCGGCAGCATGTTTCCGCTAATGCCATATTGGTAACCGTTGATCTCTGCATACCTTTTCGCAGACGCCCCTATTTTTCCAGAATTATCTGTAACTGGCAACAACTCGGTTTTGAGTTCAAGCTGTCCTGGGCCTCCACGTTTAAGCCATGTGTCAAGCGCAGCAGCTCCACCGGGTCCAAACTGAAGCATGTCCTTGCTTAGCTGCGCCTTAGGATTTGTTTCTCCAACCGTTTTGATGCGCATGTAACCGTCAGTGTATAAGAGCAGATAGAGCGTGTGCATTTCTTTCCATTTCGCCGTTGCACATCCTAAAACTCCATGTTCATCATCGCTTGGCTGAAACTGATGATCCAACACAGCTGTGCCAGCCTTGTTCTTAGTGCGGAACTTAATGATTGCAGCCTCATCGTCGTATGGTCCAACATGTTTCGGGCAGATCCACCCTGTGATTTTATCCCAGCCACCATCATCCTCGCTTGGCCAGGGAGCACCCGTATCATCTCCCGCTTCATGCCCAACATGATGAGCACCCAGTCCTCCGCCTAAAGCTGTTGGAATAGCACCTTTTCCGAGTTTTGTTCTTGCAAGCTTCTCAACCGTAACGGTTGTCGCACGCATCCCATACAGATAATCCGCAAGAAATGGCGGAACCTTTCCAAGTTCAAGCACTAGCCCTAGCGTCTGTGTTTTAGCGTCAACACTATACTCAACGCTTTCAATGTGGAAATCGCCATTAACATTCTCGTTCGGCAATGTAACGTGAATCTTGTCAGCTGCTAAAAGGGGAGTTGTGCCATAATCCAGAATTGTTGTTTGCAGCCTCAGGTATTCTGCTGGATTTTTGAAATAATCAAGCAAGGCTTTAGCTCTTAAATCACATTCATTATCGGAAACCAGTTCTTCATCAACTTCAACAAGCTCTCTTAAACCATGATTACTTTGGCTTGTAGCGTCTTCGCGTGTGGCTGAGTATCGGCGACCGCCAAAATACAATTGGTCGATCCAGAAGTCGCCCGAGCCTACACCAGAGAACCATCCGTCTATTCTGACCTTTTTTATATTGCTCCAGTCAAAGCCCGTGTCAACATCAGTCCATTCTACCTCGTTCGCTAGGCCCGCTTTCAAATCGGTTTTACGCCATTTGCCAGGAGCTATTGTAATGTTTTTACTTGCCATCTTATCTGTCGGATCATAGAGAATTACGCTAACGTTACCGTTGTAGCTCTTTTCCAAATATGCTAAGAAGCTCAGAATCGGATAGAGATTAGAGTTAACTTCTTTTCCAGCATTTAAAGTGAATATTGCACCTACCCAATACATGCTTACAGAGTGAACCTTAATGCTCGCGGAACCCTTCGCCTTGAAAGTTGTGTCAAGACTAACGTCTCCAGCAGCTGCACTCCAAACTCCATCAGCAGGCGTTAAACTTTCAGTCCACGCATCCTTATCGGCTGGCACGCTTTTATCAGCCAAACCATAAATCATAATTTTGTTGCGAACCCGATGAATATCCTTGCGGTACTGGCTAACCTCAATTTTCTCGCTAAGGCTAACAGGGCTCGTTTTGCTGTTCTTCGGGAAAAACTCGAACTTACCGTCTGGGGCTACACGAAAATCGTAGCCTATCACACCAGCCTTGTCGCTACTTTCAGCAATGTATTTCAAGATGTCAAAAACAGGCGTGTTCTCATAATTAAGCGAAGTAAAAGTTGTGTCCGTGTTTTCCACAAGTTCTGTTGAACCTCTGACATGGCTTAAGCCCACATAGTAATCAAGCAGGTCCTTAACGATAGCTTCCCCTTTCTGATTTTCATAAACTTTCGTGACTACTCTGCGGAAGATTCGTTCTCCCCAACCCCTACCAGAAACGCGGATGTAGTTTTCATTTGGCGTAGATTCACATTGAACCTTTTCAACACGCAAAGTTATGATTTGTGGAACGTTTGAGCCTCTTCCGATGTCAATGTGTCCATCCATGCCCACGCTTATCGGCGAAGTTCCGCCCGGGCTGTACTTCTTTTCCCAGTTTTGGAGCAAGCAGCTAAACGAAGAAACTTCTTTTGTGCAGCCCAAATGCACTTTTAAGTCGATGATGTCTCCTTGAGGAGGAGTGACGCCACCAAAAACAAGAGCAGCCTTAGGAATCGCTACGCTCACTCGACACCCCGCCTATACATCTCCTCTTCACCAGCACGGATTATTCCGCGTGTCCTTGTAGGCGTCTCACCGACAGCAGCATTGTATTCTTTAACACTTGATGTAGCAGCGTTCATACTACTTGCAAAACTCCACATTGCAACCGATGCAGCGGCAATAACTGCTAAGCCAACACCTGTCAAAGCCAGAAAAGTCGCGTAGCTTATGTTCAAAGCATTCTGGGCAGCTGTAGCAATCCAACTGGCTGCTGCATGAATCTTATGAGCTACGGCTGAGGCTATGCTTGCTGAAGCGTTAGCCGACTGAACTGTTGTGTTCAAAGCTGTTGCAGCCGTATGTCCTGCTGTGATTGTTGTTAAATAGGACTTGAGACGGATCCACGTGGAAGTAATCGTTATGATGGAAAGCATGGTTCTAGCCCATTTCGCACTTTCCTTGTCAACAATACCTAAGTCTCCAGCTAAGCTGATTACTGCAGTGCTCAAACCAGCAAACGTCGTTAATGTTGTGGCTACGGTTCTGATGCTAACGGTTGTGCTTTCAGCCTTCGTCTTCAAGTCTTCCATACCACTCGCTGCCTCACGTGCTTGACTATCCATTTCACTCATGCCAGCAGCAGTTTCCCGAGAAGCACCAGTCAATTCATTAAAGCCTGCAGCAGAGGCTCTAACGCCTTCACCCATCCTTGCGGCGTCAGCTGCAACAGTGATAAATTCTGCACTTGCCTCATTGTGAACTGTTATGGGTATGGCTAACCCTTGAAAACTCATAAGCCAGCCTCCGCTTTGGCAGCGTCTAAAGCATCAAGAATAATCTGTTCAAGACGTGGCAAATACCGTTGAATAGCAGGATAAAGATAAGGCTGTGCCCTCATGCGATATGTTCCAAACTCAACAAACAAAGCGTAAGTTGCTTCAGCACCGACTTCTGCAACCCATTCACTGATCTTCGCATAGATTGAACTTCGTAAATGGCCTGTTCTCACTGGGACAAGCTGCTTAGCTAAGGCTTTAACGTCTGCGGCCCAGCTTGCCAACTGTCTATGCACCTGACGTTGCATTGCAGAATCAAAATTACGAAGAGCATCTTGAAACTCTTCCACGCCTTTTACATAACAGTTAATTTCAACGGACACGACTTTTCCCTTCCCGTTTGGCTTTATCAATCTCCTCTTTCGTTTGCCTGTCGATTTCGTTCATTATCACGATGAACTCTTGGATGGTTTTCGCCGGCTGCCTTCTGAGTTGCGTTGGGGTCCACCCGAACTCTTTGCAGAGCCTGTACTCCGTGACTTTTGGGTTAGGCTTCTCTCTTCGGATTGCTCTGATAAAAAACGACTCTCTTGAACCGTTAAGCCGTTAAGTTTGTTTGCGATCTTACTGAACAGTTCACCTAAACCTACGGGTATGCCGTCTTCCTCGCTTAGCAGCTTCTCAAGTGTTACGGGTTTGCTTTCAGGCTGCTCTTTTAAGCTCGCAAATATTGTTTCTGCTTGAATGGCAACGTAATCGCTGCTCACAACTTGCCCGGTCATTTGACTGTATTTCGTGTATTTCTGAATGATTCGGCTGCGCTTAGCCCAGGTGATCTCCTCGAAAACATAGCGACCGGCATATTCTTCGCCGAAGCGGTTGTCAAGCTCTGTTTTTTCTGTTCGCATTATTTATCATCTCCATAACAGCTAATCGATTTTTAATCGCCGTGTTGATGTCGTCAAGTATCATGTCTTGCATCCACTTAGGCATCTTGAGAATGCGTTTTCCAATCTTCTCCCACATCTGCATCCACTTTCTTCTTAGAGCAGTTTCTCGCCCCCAATTTTGCAAAACTTTGACTTTAACAGCCATGTTAACCACTTCCTATAATCACGATCGTAAAACTGAAGGAACTGATGCCTACTGTTGCTGGATCCACGTTGAGAACTAATGTTACTGGAATAGAGCCGTCGACGAGGATTTCGGTTCCACTGTAATTCCAAGAGAGGCTTATGAAGGACGAAGAGTTTACAGGGTTCCAATCTTCTGTGTGCATCGTTAAAGTTATGGGAACGTTGCTTTCGTTTTTGATGTATGCATCAAAGGCTGCCGTGTCTCCAGACTCAATCACGCCC